GAATGGGTATAAAAGAGGGTTATACATTCATAAACAAGGTAGTTCCCACTACAGAACCAACCCAATGTTTGGGCATTAAGGAGGTAAAAAAGATGAATAAACGAAGAGCGGAAGCAATAGTAAAGATGATCGAAAGTCACTTGATTGGGTTTTGTGACAATGTTGATAAAGAAGACAAAAAGTTCAGTGATGAGAATGGGTTTAAACATCACCCAATTGAAAGGTTGTTCAGTGTATCAGCACAAGAGAAGAACGGCGAGTATTATGTGTCACTTAGTACAGATGGGACAATATATGAACTGTTTTATTCTTTTGGTGATGACTCACACAAAAATCTTGCAGCCATTGAAAAGAAAATCTCACAACGATTCAAACAAGAATTATACTTTGAACACGAAGGGATGGGAGATCTTACAATGTGGGATTAAGATGAGAATAATAAACTGCGAATGTGGATTGTGGGATGTTTACACAACATACGATTCACCGCTTTGTTCTTGTGGAAGGGTTGTGTGTAGGTGACAGAATAAAAATCAAAAAGAAGTATTTATAAACTTGGAGGTATATACAAAAATATGAATAAAATAGTTAAGGCGTTCGGGAATTCCGGACATGTTATCCTGCCCAAGGAAGACGTTGGAAAGAGAGTTAATCTCTCGTTTGAAGACCTTAAGCGCGTACAAATGGAAATGCAGGACATTATTGAAGAGGATATGTTGAACCCTCCTGATTTGCCACACGTGAGAGAAATGGTCAGAGATGCCTTTAAACTTTTTAGAGAAGACCCACAAAAAGCCGAAAAGATGCTTATAAAAAAGATTAATGGTGTTTTTGAAGCTAAACCTTACGCAGATTTCTTGAAAGCAGAATTTACCAAATGGGAAAAACAAGTGTTAAGTTTTGTTGATGAAACGCTAGATGCAGAATTTATCAATAAATCTTTCAGTGATTTTATGAGGCGGGTTTTCAATGTAGTGAACACTGCGGGATTCAGAACAAAGTTGCAAGCTTCCATAAAAACCATTTTCAAAGGTGGAATTGAAGAAGCTGAAGTTGAAATGAATGTTGATGTGGGGTTTGATTTAGATTTTGAAAATGATGTAGATGTTGAAACTACCAGGCAACTTGACGGTTTTTATATTGATGGTAAACCGTGGGCGGGTCTTAAAGGAGTAGCTGAAGATGTCCAGAAAGAATTGAGGGAAATGGTAGTTAAAGGGATTGAGTCCAAACAATCTTTGAAAGAATTGAAAACGGATATTAAAAACAAAATGGAAAAACTTACTGGTGACGAAGTGTCTGAAGGTCGAGCAATGAAAATTGCAAGGACAGAATCTAACCGTATGCGTAATGCAGCAAAGCAACGTTCTTTTGAAAAGTCGGGGCTGGTAGGTCAAAAGAGATGGAACGCGTTTCATGATGGAAGAACTTCAGAGGTATGTAAAAGATTAAACAATCAAGTTATTCCTTTAGATAAATCTTTTATTGATGTGCCTTCAGGGAAAGAGTTTCCTTTTCCTCCGGCTCATCCCAACTGCCGTTCGGTCATTGAATTTGTTCTGCCAGATTAAAATAGTATTTATATACCTTTTAGCCCATTAAAATATTATGGTTAGTGAAACGTTACAAAAATTTAATGCATGGATGCCTCTTTCTAAATCGGTTAATGGTGGTTTTGTTGGGATATTGTCTGATAATTCTTTAGATCGTGATGGAGAATTCATGACAAAAGAACTTCTTCAAAGTTGGGCAGAAAAAATGACGCCATTGCCGATGCTTGCTAACCACGAGAACAAAATGGAAAAATTTATTGGTGGTTGGACAGAGAAGCAACTTGTAACTAATGGTGACAGGTCAGCATTAACCGCAAAACCTTTCTTTTTCAGTAAAGAAGCAAACCCACTCGCTTTTCAGATTCAGAAACAAGTGGAGGAAGCTTTAGAGAAAGGAATGAACATTGGAATTTCTATTGGCGCAATCCCGCATTCAACCATTGAAAAAGAAATTGATGGAAAAATGCACAAGGGTTTTGACAGTGCTGAGATTGTTGAAGCGACAGTTGTGCCGATTCAATCTAACAGAAATGCGTCATTTACAGCAATGGCAAAACAATTTAACCTATTGGAGGACACAAAAATGAGTGAAGTAGAATTAAAAAAAGATGCTCCTGAAGTAACAGAATCACCAGCTGAACCAGCGGTAGAAGTACCAGTTGAAGAAAAGTTGGAAGAACTTTCTGAGGAAAAACCAGCAGAAGAACCAGTTGAGGAACAAGTAGCTGAAGAACCAGTTGCAGAACCTGAAGAGAAAGAATCAGAAGTTGATTTGTTAAAACAAGAGTTAGCAGAATTAAAGAAGGCTTTCAGTGATTTTAGAAACACATCAATCAAGAAAGCTAAATTTGAGAAAGGGTACCAACCAGCAGAAAGCGAAGCTGAAAGTATCACGGTAGAGAGTATGTTAAAAAGAGCTTACAGAGGAGGACAATAAATATGGCATTTGAAGGATTAGGAATGAGTAATGCTGAAGCTAGTTTTGTCTTTGAAAGAACTTTCGGAAAAGGGGGAATCATGGAAGATCAAACCTATTACCCTGGTTTGAAAGGTGGCCGAAAAGGTTGCGACGAAAGTTTACAGAAGATAGGTAAAAACTTAGAAAAAGCAGGAATGATTACAAAGGGCCCGTCAATCGGGAACACAACAGGGGGAACTTTCACCGGTTACGGTTTAATGCCTCCATTCGTTGACCCATCAATAGTGGATAAAACAGTTAGGGAAACTCCCCTAGTTAGATTATTACCACGAAGAGCGGTTAGAGGGAGAAGTTATGTATATAACATTCTCAGTGCAAAGGCAGGAGCGGCTTTCTTAGCTGACGACGCAGCATTAGCAGACCAAGTAGATACAAGAAGTACGGCGGCAGTTGACATGAAATACCTATATGCGGTTGGAAGAGTAACAGGCCCAGCATTAGCTAGCGCAGACGGTTTCTTAAATTTACTTGCTGAAGACATTCGTGTTAAATCAGCTAGTATGAACGAAGCACTTGAAAATGAAATCATCAACGGGAACACCGCAACAGACGCAAATGGTTTCCAAGGTTTAATTCAATTACTTTCAACAAACAGCACAAGTAATGGCGGTGCGAGATTAACATTAGAACAATTTAGAACTGATGTTGACGTAACTTCTTTTGAAGCTAACGGAGTAATTGACTTGGCAGT